TTGTTGGCCATTGATAATCCTTCTGAGGTTTCTGAAAACCTTTACTTTGTATTTTAGCCTTAGGTTTGGCTTGAATTGTTACAAGCTTCTCTTCTTTGATGTCTTTCGAATAAGCTTGTAATTTATTCCACAATAATACTTCTGTTAGGTCTTCATTGTATTTAACACGTATTAATGTTATTCTTTGCCGTATACATAATATGTTTTTCCTATCATCACGTTCTTGTGCTCGTATAAATCCAGCTTTGCTACAATGCCATTGTGGAGTATATCTAAAGTGTTGAATGCCATCGTATTCAAATCCTATGTTTAATTCCTTAATATATGCATCTAATCTAAGCTTCTCGCCTATATGATATTCTTGTTTAATAGTATAATGAGGAAACATTTTCTTAAGCAATGACATCATCTTGTCATTTCCATAGGAAATAGTTCGCTTTATTTTATTTCTACACTTATAATATTTGCAAGCCACTTGAATCTGTTTTGGAGTAGCATTTAATGCCATGGCAATATCTAAATATGTATAATTCCCAGAATTTGCAAGTTCTTGAATCTTCTGAATCTCTTCATTAGTCCAACGTCTACATTCATCGGTCAGCCCTTCTGCTATAAGTTTATTATGTACTGATGATCTAGTACGGCCTAGTACTTGGGCCATTTTTGTATATGATAGTTGCTCTAGTATCATTTCTTTTAGCAACTCAATATCATTATCTGACCACCAACTTGATTTTTTAAGTCCTAAGGAAGCAGCTTTAAGTTGTATGGCATCTTCTGATCTAACAAATAATTTCTCAAGTTCTTGGTTAGAGTGTTGTGGATATAGTTCCTTTAGCAAGGTGATCTCTGTAATATTCCAACACTGTATTTCTACATCAATATTTTCTTTCTTTAAAATATAGTATATAGAACCTATAGGTTTATTAAGTTTCTTAGCTATCTTTTCAACTGAAACTCTCCCATAGTTTTCCAGTAGGAAAGTAATTTGTTTTTCATCCCAATTTCTATACTTAGATCTCTTCATCGTCGCTTTCTAACCAATCTTCTAACCATTTTGGAAGTTTAATATGTAAGAATCCAATAGGTTTTTTAGTCTCTTCTACTGTGATTTTGTGGTTGTTTTTCCATTTGATTGTATTACCGACATGATGTGAAAGTATACTATGAATACCTTCTTGTGTTTCGCGCATTAATATGGGAGTAATCTCTTCTCCCTCATATAACTTAATATATTCTATTATTTCTTTATATATCATCTCTTTTATTAAAGAGCTTGTTAATGATGGAGTATAACCCATTAGATAAATCTTTCAGGCTTGTGTTTCATCATAGGAGGAATAACCATTAAGAATCCTTTCTCAGTTACCCAATGAAACAATGATGCCCATAATTTTTCATCTTCAATCTTTTCTAACGCAATGGCCATTTCTTCGATATAAACTTTATTAGTAGTATTGTCTAGGAATGCCATAAAGCGTCTTCCTTGATATCCTACAGTAACTCTATGCTCCCACCTATAATATGGTAGCAAATCTACGTTAGTATGATCCTCTACTTGTAATGGAAAACGCTTCTCATTTACTAGATAAAATCTTGACATACCTGACACTCCTTGCAGAGATATGGGTTCCCGTAGTAGCTTCCAGAATAAATGCTACATCCTACATAGTACAACATCTTGCGTATCTCTTCCATGTCTTTCGGACGAAAAATTGATGTTGTTATTTTTATCTTATCTGCTTGTTCGTTAAGGCCTACCGCTATGTGAGTTACGATCTCATTCTTGCCAGTATAGAATGCGTAAGCTGTTGCTTTTATTGCTGGATCTAGAGCTGCTGTTTTAAGAGAAAATTTCTGTGTAGTAAAGTTTACTAATACTGTAGTTGGTACTTTTTTGTGCAAGTCTACTTTAACCACATCAGCAGTAGCCTTTAAAGTCACTGGTCCTATTCGTACATCACTTTCAGCTTCAACGCCAACTGTTGGAAACATCCAATCTGAAATATCGTATTTACAATAATCAGAAAGCTGACTCCCTGCCTGAAATGAAAGCATCTCGGCATCCTTCAATGGGATACCATGCTTGGCTGCTACTGGCCACCAAATCTTATCCCATATTCTAATAAGTTTTTGGGATGTTACGATACTATCTTTTAGACATGCGTTACGTTCACTTTCTATAAAAGCTGTACGTATATTTTTTTGAATTAATGTAGGTTTCGGTGTGATAATATCGTATCTTTTCTTGCTCTGAAGTATAGGGCAGAACATGTAACATGCGATATCATTTGCACCAACATACATCTTTAATCTTCTTCATTAACAGTATAAGTTTCGAATTCGCTCATAACATTATATGGTTGTATTATAAATCCATCTTTGCCAGCTCCACAAGTCGGACATTTTTCTGTGTTACTGTCGCCTTCGAATTCATATCCGCAATCGCTACACATAAAAATCATTTTTCTTCCTCCTCGATTTCTTTTTCAAGTTTCTCTAGAAATTTAGCTGCATCTTCTGTACGTTTTGCTGCTTCGTCAAGAATTCGATTAGCAGTATTAGTCTTCGATACTGCATCCATTGCACCTACTGTTGCTATTGTTTTTACTATTTGTTCCATAATACCTCCTGAAAACCACATGGCGTCACCCAACCTTTAGTAGCTTGTGGGCTTATTCTCGCTTAGGAATTCTAATCGTTCTCTTTGTTCGATTAAAGCAGTCTCTAAATCCACCGCTTTGCACTGACCAGCACCTCCAAAGAGATCCAAGAAATCTCTGCCTTCGTATCCTGAAACTTTATTCTTTCCAAATTTAACCCAAAGTCTTGGTAATGTTTTGCCTTCTTTGTCTTTGTGAATAAGAACAGCTTCTTCTTCACTTGAATGATGCAAGTCATTATGTAGATGAATTATCACACTTCCATCGTAAGCTAAAGCTCGAGATTCTGCAATCGCTAAATTAGATGGTTTTTCTCCCACAGCAAGTTTTCTATACTCTACAGTGGAGACGATAGTTATGTGGTTAGATACTGCCATATTCTTCATTAAATTACTTAAACGTTTAACTCTTTCATGTCCTTGGATTTCTGCTAAATCTGGATACTTATGAAAGTTGTCACTAAATAATACAATCTTTTTGCTTGGATATTTCTCTCTATAGTATCGAACAATTTGTTCAATATAATATAATGATTGTCCGTCACCAGAGTCTCTTAAAATAAGCTGTTCGTTTTTGACCATTTGGATAATCTTTTTATAAGCTTGCTCTCTCGCTTGAACTATCCATTCGTTTCCTTCTTGCTTCGCCCAATATGCAGGATTTGAAATGTGACCTAGCTGTAATTTTGTATCACAGCTTCCATTACATACCCATTTGTAAAGAATCATTCTGGCTGCATCATCTATAGAATGATATATACAAATTGCATCATTGCGTTTGTCATCAGCGATTTCATATGCCATCTGAGCTGCAAGAGTTGTTTTGCCAGCTTGTTCGCCGCCGCCAATAAACATGAGAGTGTCTGTCCTCCAGTCATCATCCATTCTGGCTGCAATACCACCAAGTCCTCCAGGTTTCATGAAGAACCCAGCAAATTCGTCACTCTTTTGCTCATCTGTTTCTTTTTGAGTTAGGACCATACTAAGAACAGAGCTAGCAGAGTCTTTGTCTTGTATAGATTTATTGATATCAGCTATGGCATGCTGTGCTTGTACTAATGCCATCTCTGCATCATCTGGATTCTTCTTAACCTCATAGACCATGGCCTCAATGGCAGCTTTCTTTCGTGTATGTACTTCTGTTTCTTTCTCACTTCGTAGTCGTTTTACTTCTGATAGGATAGTAGAGAAGTCATACCCAGTCATCTTAGCTACTTGCTTTGCCATCTCTTCTTGACGAATATGACTCTTTTCACTAACAATAATCTGTGCCATCTTCTCAGCAATTTCTTGACATTTGTCTTCGTTCGTATCATCGTCCTGTTCTTCTAAGAATCTTGTCATTCGCCATTCAAAAGCAGTCCATTTCTTCAGGCGCACAAATTCATCAATGCCTCTATTTCTTAACAATTCATCTGGATCTTCCCCATCTGGAAGCTGACATAACTTAACTCTAAAGTCTTTTTCTTTTGCAAACTTATCATCAAGAGCCTTCTGTGCAGCTATCTCTCCAGCTTTGTCATTATCAAATACTAATATGACATGGAATATACCATGTTTCTTAAGTAAATTAACATGATGGTCTGTAAGAGCAGTGCCTAGGATACAGCAACAATTCATCAAGCCATGATGTCTTGCTGTAATGACATCTGCTTGCCCTTCAAAGATGTACAGAGGGCTTGTGGCTTCTCGTGCAATCTCAAAGCCATACAGACGTTCGCCTTTTTTGAAAATAGCACACTCGAGTCCAGTGCCTCTAGTATTTAAATATTTAGGACCTGAGTTTCGATCATCGTTTTTGTGTTTGAGATTTTTAGCACTAAATCCGACTGGTCGTCCTACATCATCGTACACTGTGAATAATAAATTGTGATTAGAGAACAAATTGGATCTATCTAAGTCAATACCACTTAAGAATTTAAAGTCATAGCCAGCTAATTCCATCCGTTTACAAAATTCATTGTAATTGACTGTACCAATTCCCCATTTTGCTATCTTGTCTTTGTCCCATTTCCGACGAGCAATTTCTTTGTCCGCCATAGTGTAGTCACCAAAGTCTTTATCACTTATTAGTTGTGCAGCTAGCTTGTATGCTGAATATGTTCTATATTCATATATCTCTTCTTGTGTTAGATCTTCTAGTTCTGTTTGTACTCCAAATTTATTAGCTAGATATAGAATATTATCGTCTATAAATCCTCTTCCACTTAATGGTTTGTTTTCCAGAAAGTTAGCGGCTTGAAAGATATTAACAGACGATCCACACCCAAAGCAATGAGCAATATGAACATTAGCATCACCTTTACATGACATAGATGGATTCGTTTCATCATGTTGCGGGTTAATACATGGAAAATTCTTACTGGTGTCAATACCTTGTTCTTGTAAATATTGCTCTAGGTATGGTGTCAAAGTTGAGATCATTGCTTCTAGATTAATTAGTCTTGGCCGCATTATCTCATTCCCTTCGTTGTCCACCAGTCTTCGTATTCTTGCAATTTAGAAATTATAGCTATGGCTTCATCCAGTTCGTCTATCTCAAATTGGTACACACCACGTGTCTTCTCATTCCATGGTTGTTTTATCATAATAGGTAATGGTCCATCGATGTCAGCCAATACTCTAGGATCATCATCAATAATAACATCCACATTGACTAATTGTTTGGCATGAACTGAATCCACCATTATTTTATAATATTCCATGTCTGGAAAATATTTCTTTAACCATCGATCTTTCTCTTGGGCCGAACGATCCCAATTTAAGACCTTAGTAATCCACACAATCTGATGTCCAGCAGCAGCAATCTTCTTGACTGCTTCTACTGCACCAGGAAATGGTTTAAGGTTATAGAAGAATCCATCGTCACATATTTCTGCATACAATTCTCTATGATCATTGTATTTAGATTTCTGTTCTGGAGTCATACGTTCCCATACTAATTGTGCAGTTTTCGGTTTGGTAGCATCAGCTTTAGTCATCTTAATGCCATAAAGCTGTTCTACTTTCTCGAAGGATGACGTGGTAAAATCCACAACTGTGCCATCCATATCTACCCCAATACGAAGTGTCATTTGTTTGTCCTATTGTTGAGAAGTTAAAGAATCTTGAATACATTGATCTTTGTAATCACACCAAGAACACTGCCAGTCACCCAGCTTGTTTGTTTTGGGATTCTTGACCCACTTGTCATAATTAGTTTTTGATACATTCCCTTGGCTGTATTGATATTCCACCATATCAGAGCCCCATTCTATTTTGTAATCTTTCTCTGGAAGTTTACGTGCACGTAACAGCTCAAGTAATGTTTTATATCGATCATGTATGTCTTCTAAGGTATATGGCTGAAAGACCTGACCTTCTTGGAATGCATTCCAGTATTTACCTGGAACTTGCTCCCAATAACATTGATGTGTTCCATCAGAATTTTCTTTGAATCCTATCCGGAATTCAATACGATGTCCGTCTCCTCGTTCGAGGTAATAAAGACGATATTCGTCTAACCTATTCTGATATTCCCAGTAATACAATATAGCTTGTAAAAAGTGTTCGACTTTTGGTCGGCCAGCTAAAAATTTACCAGAACCCTTCTCTCTCTTCACTCCACAAATATATCTACCAGCTGGGTATCCATAGAAAGTCTTCATTTCTATACCCATTAATTTGTTATTAATAAGATTTTTTAAAATAGCATCAAGTTCTCCTGATAATGCTATATCTTTATTGAAGAACTTAATGTTATTAGCTACCCAAACACCCATCTCTTTCCATTTATTTACTGTCCCAATTTCATCCCATTTACCAAGATGACCTTTCATTGAAAGACCGACATTTACACCATCTGTTCTTTTTATCCCTAATGCACGATACCATGCTGCTCGCATACATTTACCAACTACAATTTTCTTACTATTATCAGTATATTCTACTGATGCTTCTGACGGATAAAGTCCAGGTCTACGAATAGTAAAATATTCTTTTTTAGCCTCAAAGTTATCTTCTTCTG